GCGTTGGATGAGGAGCCGCCACTTGATGAAGATGCTCTCTTGGAAGAGCCCCAAGCCCTTCCAAATGGTGCAGGAGATCGCGCGGCGGTAGACACGTTGACCCAAGCCCTTAAGACGGGTGGGCGCAAAATGTCGTTGACAACTCAACAGTTGCATCTCTTTAAGAGATCGGCTTTCGGCATCGAGTACCTTAAGGCTAACACGCTACCACGTAGCCTCTATGTCAAGCGTATGGTGCACAATGCTGATGACATTATCGCGTGGGCTCAGGGCCAGGGCTTCAGCTCGGTGCTGGGTCCTGATGAGATGCACGTTACGGTGATGTACTCGCAGGCTGACATCGACTGGTTCAAGATCCCCGATGCGTGGAACCAGGATGAAGATGGTGAGCTCACCATCAAGCCTGGTGGTGCTCGTGCCATCGAGCAGTTTGATGGTGGCGCGGTGGTGCTGAGGTTCAAGAGTGAGAACATCGAGTACCGCCATCAAGAGGTTTGCAACTCAGGTGCCTCGCACAAGTACCCAGGTGAGTATGCACCGCACGTCACCCTGACCTATGACCTCGATGGTCTCGAGCTGAGTGAGGTCGAGCCGTATACCGGCAAGATCGAGCTGGGTCCCGAGATCTTTGAGGAGTGTGACAGTGACTATAGGTCAGAGATGAAGGAGCTGGTGTTATGAATTGGGACTGGATGAACCCAACCGTAGATCTAGGTCAGGTGCCCTTGACTGGGGTCTTGACTGTGATCCTTGCGGTGGTCATCTTCTACTATGCGATGTGGCGGGTGCGTTCTGACATCAGGGAATTGACGGTGCGCTTGGCTCGGTTGGATACTATCTCGACCGTTGACAAGAAGCTGTCTGATGCGCTTAAGGTGATTACCGCGCAGGCCACACGTCTCGATGCGATGGAGCGCGGCATCAAGGAGACAGCAGCAGCGACGGCAGCGGCTGTTGCAGAGGAGTTGCGTAAAAGCCAGATCTTGCATCGAAAGAAACGTCGTAACGGATACCATCTCAGTAAGCAGCCTGACGTCGCAACCATGTTTCCGAAGTCCCATGGCCGGTAACAAACTTACTGAACAGCAAATGCTCAACCTGGTGCGCGGTCCACCGGCCGAGGACAATGTGGTCATTTCGGTGAAGGTCGAGGGTCATCCTATCCAGTATACGGTGGTGTCGCGTGCCCACTGGCAAGCGTTGAATACCCCTATCAAGGGACTCGATAAGCATGGCCGATAAGGAATACCACAAGATAGTTGAGATCATGCGCGCTCACGCGAACATGCGGGACCCGCGCGTGTTAGCTGCGAAGAGATGGTTGACTGAGGTCTGGCAGGATCAGAGAGATGTAAGGACCGAGCTCTTAGCTGCTGAGGCGAGAGCAGCAGAAGCTGAAGCGAAGCTTGTGTTGCTCTCAGATGAATTGCGAGCAGCTCGTGCCCAATTCGAGAAGTATGTGTCAGGGAATGTAAGCTTCCATGTTAATGATCAACGCGAGCAGGTTCGACCCAACGCAGACCACGAGCATCCGCCGCAGCTACGAGGCGGAGATGAAGCGGAGGTTCCGTGAGATCCGTAAGGCCATCATCGAGACCATCGTAGTCAATGACGTGTTTGGCATCGTTGATGATGCGCCAGCAGCTACGATACAGGTTTCCGCACGACGACCCGGACGCCGTGAGTTTGCATTTCCACGATCAGACCGTAAGGTCCAAGCGTTCATGGACTGGTTGGAGTCTGAGTCCTCGAAGGATATCCTCGGTGTGCAGCTTGGAACTCCCATCAGATCAGCTGCTAGTCGATCATGGCAAAATATATACATCAAAGCTGCGTATGGCAAGTCGATGCAAAAGGCAGCGCAGCGTCTCAAGAAGCAAGGCGTGAAGGTCGAGGACTCGTGGCTCGAGCAGGCGTTCAATCGGCCGATACACGCAGATCGTGTGGGTATCATCTATACGCGCACCTACAGGGACCTGAAGGGCATCACAAGCACGATGGACACGCAGATCAGTCGCACGTTAGCGCGTGGTCTTGTTGAGGGTGTGGGTGCTCGAAAACTAGCAAGGGAAATTGTGGAGCGTGTTGATAAGATTGGCATCACACGGGCTCGTGTCCTTGCGCGGACCGAGGTGATCAGCTCAGCTGCTGAGGCTACATTGAACTCCTACAAGGAGGCAGGCGTGCTGGGTGTTGAGACCCAAGCGGAATTTGCAACAGCTGAGGACGAGCAGGTCTGCCCACAGTGTGAGAAACTACAGGGTAAGATCTATCCCATCAGTGAGGCGAGTGGTATCATACCGGTACATCCCAACTGCCGCTGTGCATGGCTGCCGGTGGTCACCGACCCCGAGGGAAAGGTCTTACGGTGAAGAGTCAACATCTCATCAACAGTCACGTACAAGCGATCATTATGACAGTCGCGCGTGAGTTGAACGCTGAGCCCGAGCGCATGATGGGATACACTCGGTCAGAGCCACAGCTCATCGGTGGTCGGCAGTTGGTGATGTGGGTAGCACGTCACGCCTTTCAACTCAACTGGGCACAACTCGAGCGTGCGACCCAACGTGATCACACCACAGTCCTTTACGGTGTGCGTCAGTTTGGTATCTTGATGGCTGAGGATACCTTCTGGCGGAACATGGCTCATCACCTGTTGGAGTATGTACAGACCGATGAGTATCTTCATGTGGTCGATGAGCTGGCCCTCATGGGCAGGAAGCGGGTACCCTTGCATCGCAAGCCTCGGGTCCTACGGGTTACTCGCAAGAACAAACGCGGCGAATTCACTGAGGTAGCCTGGGCGGAGCGGCACGGGGCCCACGGCTCGACGAAAGGATACTTCGAGGTACAGAACGACAGATTTGTGGCTCGTATGCGAGAAGCCTTGCAAGACCCGACGACCCAAGATACAAACAAGGGGTAGGAAGGATGCGTCGTGATCAAGTCAGCAGCTCAACCGTACTATCACGAAGGGTTCTATTGGCACCCTCGCTGCTCAGGCTACGAGTCGCACTACATACTCGCCGCTCATACCCACATCAATAAGGTTCTTGAGCATGTGCCTAAAGATCAGCGTCGGGTTGCAATACAAGCGGGCGGTCACTGTGGCTTGTGGGCTGGGCATTTAGCTGAACATTTCAATAGCGTGTACACGTTCGAACCGGATATGGACAATTTCTGGTGCCTCATGATGAACGTGTGCTCGTGGAATGTGTTTCCTTTTCGCGCGTTTTTGGGCGATGAGCACATGACGAGGATGTTTCTCATCGGTCCTGAGTCGGGTCGCGGTCAAGCGGGATTGAGTATCCTGCACACTGATCCACCACAACAGATGGCGACAGACATATGTTGGGGCATACCGACGTTGCTCGTTGATGATTTGAAGCTTGACCATCTCGATTTGCTTTGCCTCGATGTGGAAGGTTATGAGACTCCGGCACTGATCGGTGCTACGTTGACGATTGACCGTTGCTCACCGATCATCATGACAGAGCAGACGGGCAAGGTCTCAGCAGACGGTCGATATTTCGACGCTAACACGACACGCAAGTACCTTGAGCAGTTGGACTATAGACAGGTGGATCAAATCGACAAGGATGTGATATGGGTAAGACGGTAAAGCTGTTTGTATTGTTTGTGGGCATCAGTATCTTAGGCGTGGTCAATTACTCTTGTTCAACGTATGCCCGGGACATTATACAGCGTCAAGCTGAGTGTGACCTTATGAAGGTCATCTCATCATCGTGCGACAACATGCCTACTTTTGCATACGCATACAATGTGGATGGATCATTGACGCTGTTGTGCAACGCCGTAGGTTTTGGCGTTCCGTATCATACCTCCAAGGGAGCAACCGAGCCCTCTCGTGCGACCTGGATCCGGTGCGTCGATCCCAAGACCAAGGAGATCAAGTTGGTCTACTCAGAGGCGCCGATGATCATCTCACCGTTCGAGCTCAACGCTGACAGCTCATACATTCCACCAGAGGTTCCGCCGCAATGACTGAACGTGTCATCATCTCCGGCATGTACCAGGACGACGGTTGGTGGGTGCCCGAGGGTCAAAAGTTTGGCACCTACTATCGCCGGCATGCTGAGGCCCTGCGGTTCGTGCTGCCGTGGTGCATGAAGACTCGTGTGGTCGTGCAGGCCGGTGGGCACATGGGCGCATACCCGAAGTGGCTGGCCGAGCACTTCGAGACGGTGTACACGTTTGAGATCGAACAGGCCAAGTTCAAGTGCCTCGTGCTCAACTGCAACAACCCGAGGATCTATGCGATGCGTGGTGCCCTCTATCATCGTGAGGGTACCATCCGATCAGGTCACAGGCGTGTTAGCGATGAGGAGGGTACGTGCCCGACCTTTCTCATCGATAACATGAACCTTTCTGCCTGTGACCTGATCGCCCTTGATGTGGATGGGTCTGAGCTTTATGCATTGCTGGGCGCTCGCATGACGATCAGTCGTTGTAAACCAATCATCTTGCTTGAAGACGGAACACGTAACAAAGGTGATGATCAGGTTCACTATCAACGTTGTGTCGGGTTTATGATGGACATGGACTATGAGATCGTGGGCAATTGTGGACCGGACAACATATGGAAGATGAAGTGATCCGTCACGATACAAACAAGCAACAAAAGCGCTACGGCCCACAGCCCGGCACACCTGCAGGTAAGTCTACCATCGGTGCGTACCCTGAGGTGATGAGCGAGGAGGTGACGCTCGAGCTGGTCTCCAAGGGTCGGTCGATCGCACGGTACGGCGATGGCGAGATGAACCTCGCGATGGGTGGGTCGGGCATCTCGCAGCGAGAGACATCTGCTGAAATGCGTGCAGAACTTGTACGAATTTTAGCAGAGCCCTCTGACTGTCTCGTGGGCATCCCCAACGTGTTCAGTCACACGCCGCGCAAAAGCTCGTGGCTCAAGTATGCGACCACCCACATCGTCAAGTATTTCCCACAGCCCAAGTATGCATCGAGCTTCATCACACGACCCGACTCGGCGCCGTGGATCGATACGCCTTGGTTTTGGGAGACGATGCGTGGGCTGTGGCGCAATAAGGAGGTGACGCTCGTCTATGGTGGACCTACCTCAAAGAGCTTGCAGCCAGAGTGGTTGATGACCGATGGTGCCCTCAGCGTCAGGCCAGTTGAAGGAAAGCGGACCAATGCTTACATGGGCATCGATGAGATCGAAGAGAAGGTGGGAAAACCCAACCATCCCGTGCTCATATGCCTGGGACCCACGGCAACGTGCCTGGCCCATCGGCTCGCGAAGAAGGGCGTGTGGGCTCTCGACCTGGGCCACGTCGGTATGTTCATCAAGAGCACGGGTGCCTTCAAGCATGAGGTCGATGATCTCTCGACGCCCGAATATCGTGAGGTCTTGAAGGCGACCCACAAGAAGTACAAGGATGGGAAGCGTCCATGGGGCAGCTCTGCCTGGCGGTTCATACCACAGATCCTAAAGTTCTATGCGGAGATTGATGGGAACACGCTTCTTGACTATGGGTGTGGTGCAAGAACTCTTCAGCTTCAACTCAAGAAGCTCGACCCACCCAAGCGGGTGATGAACTACGATCCTGGATTGCCAGGCATGGAGCAAATGCCCAAGCCGTGCGACCTAGTCGTGTGTACGGAAGTGCTCGAGCACGTGGAGCCAGCCAAGCTTATCAACGTGTTGAGCCACATTAATTCTCTTGCGCTCAAGGGTGTGTTTCTTACCATCACTTGTTCAGAGGCTGGTGAGATACTTACCGATGGTCGCAACGCGCACCTGATCGTTGAGAGCCCAGGGTGGTGGTTGCAGAAGCTGGGTGGGTGGACCAATTGGACCATCAAGCATCACGAGGTTACCGACAAGAAGAAGCATTTGCTGGTATGGCTGGTGATGAACAAATGATCCGAAAGGGCTTCACCAAGTTTGATGATTTTATGGACATTCGGTTCACCACCGAACATCTCGAATATCTGCGCCTGCAGCGTGGTGCTCTTCACGATTTGGGTCAGGACTCAGCCGCTTGGGGTGCAGCCTATCGTCATGATCTCATCAAGGATTTTACCTCGATGCGGATGTTGCTGCCGCGAACCTGTCAGCAATTTCTCAGCGTGGGATCCGGATTGGGTGGTCTTGAGATCTTGCTCTGGCGTCATTACCTCGGCGAGCGCGGCGGTACCGAGGCGTGGCTGCTCGATGGCAAGGACGATATGAGTGAAGTGGTCCAACACAATAAGACCTTCAACAGTGAGGAGGTCACCCGAAGTTTTTGGAAACATAACGAAGCGGTCATCGGTGGGTACATCGACGCGGCGTGCTATGATCAGCAGCCATGGCCCATGTTTGACTTCGTGGTCAGTACGAAGAGCTGGTGCTTTCACTATGAGCCCAGGGCCTATCTCGACTTCGTGGCTGAGCACACTCGTCGTGGTGCGATCATGATCATCGATCTGCGTACCGGGAAGAGTGATTGGACACATCAGCTTGAAGAGTTTTTCAAACCAATGGTGGTGCTTCGTCAAGATCGCAAGAGCAATCGGTTCGCGTGGAGACGTCGATGAACTATATGAGTGTGGTGGGTGGTGGTTGGTCGGTCAAGAAGGTCGATCTCAAGAAGCTGCCCGGTAAGATCGTTGCGATTAACGATGCAGCGATCCACCTGCCACATTGTGATTATGTGGTCACGATGGATCGACTATGGACCGAGTACCGTTGGAATGAGATCAAGAAGCTCGACAAGCCTACCTATGTTCGTCGCTCAGCGCTCAAGAAGGTTTGGGAAGGTGATGGTGAGTTGTGGAAAAACCTTATACCGTTCGAAAACGACAACGGCAAAAGCGGTAGGTTCGCAGAAGACCCGACCCACCTCAACGGGAACAACAGTGGCGCGTGCGGGCTGAACCTCGTGTATCACTTGAAGCCCGATCACGTTTGGGTGTTCGGCCTCGACATGAGTCGGAAGGGCAAGGACGTTTATTGGTACCCACCGTACCCGTGGAACCCTACCGGCGCGACTAAGGATGGGCACTATACGAATTGGGCCAAGCTTCTTGAGGTCATGGTCCAACAGCTTCGTTCACGTGGGACACACGTAACCGTGGTGACCGACTATAAGTGGTCGAAGTCGGTGCCGATGACAACGACCGAGGAGTTCAAGGAGTTTCAAAATGCGTGACGTGTCGGTAGTGATGGCGTACTATGAGAACCCATTGATGCTCGAACGTCAGTTCACTAACTTTGACCGGATGTCTCAAGAGGTTAAGGAGCACCTCGAGTTTGTTGTCATCGATGATGGTTCACCCAAGCACCCAGCACAAGCACCCTTCATCGATGGCTTCAAGATACAGATCCATCGCATGGGCATTGATATTCGCTGGAACCAAGACGCTTGTCGCAACCTGGGTGCACGAGAGGCACGTCACAAGTGGTTGTTGCTCACGGACATGGATCATCTGATACCAGAAAAGACTCTCACATGGGTGATGGAGGTCATCGCCTTAAGGGAAAAAAGCATCTACAAGTTTTCTCGAGTGAATGATGTAACCTTTGACGTTTACAAGCCACACCCCAACTCTTGGTTCATGACCAAGGAGATGTACTTCGAGGTGGGTGGCTACGATGAGCGGTTCGCGGGACTGTACGGCACCGACTGGGACTTTCGTGACAGGTGCGTACGGACCGCCGAGTTTATCGAGCAGGTTCCGGTTCCGCTCATCAGGGTGGGTCGCGAGCACACCCCTGATGCGTCGTGTCCGCGTGAGTTTGGTCGCAAGAGCACCGAGGATGCGCAGGCGATTAGACGGATCCGCGATGATCGAGGTAAGGCCACCCCGCAGATGTTCGGCTTTCCGAACAGTATGGTCCTGAGGCTACCATGATCCGCGTCTTTCCAATGCAAGATGGGCCACCGATCCCATATCAGCTTGCAGAAATCATTCACGCAGCTTATGTCCGCTTGCATGGTCAAGATGCCACGATCGCAAAGGTCTCTGAGCGTGGTGGGTTTGGTTGGAATGAGGTTCCCCTCATCTTCAGCCAGGTGCGTAAGAAAGATCGTGAGTTTCACAAGAAGCTCATGGATATGGCGCGCACGTTGATCATTGATGAGGAGAGCCTCATCGTCAATACTTCACGTGACGAGGTCATGGCGGCACTCGACCAGGGACCCGCACCGATCAAGCCACCCCTTCCACAACTCATTCCTGATACCGAGCCCGATCATTGGGAAGCTCACAAGGCTGATCGAGTAGCGGTCTACAATGAGACAGCCAACGCGCAAATCACCGAGGCACCGAAGGCACCCCTCACGATCGTCTGTTGGAAGTGGTCGTCGGATCATTACAAGGTTCGCTTTGAGGCTCATCATGTGAACGTGTTGGCGAAGATGATCAAACGCCACTACAAAAGCCCCTATCGAATGGTGTGCATCACCGATGAGCCGAAGGGCATCACCGAGTGTGAGACCCATCCACTCTGGACCGATCACAGCAAGCTGCCCAACGTATCAGGAAAGCATCTGCCATCGTGCTATAGACGCTTGAAGATATTCAGCAAGGAGGTTGCCGCTGAGCTGAATGCTGAGCGCATCCTATCGATCGACCTGGACGTGGTGCTTACCGGAGACGTGTCGGGCATCTTCAATCGACCAGATCCGTTTGTGGGTTGGAAGGTACCGGGGGTCCACGTGGCCGAGGTGTACAACGGATCGATGGTGCTCTTCACCGCAGGCTTGTACGATTGGATCTGGACCACGTTTGATCCGGTCAAGTCTCCATTATTGGCGAAGCAGGCTGGGTATCAGGGATCAGATCAGGGTTGGATCAGCTATTGCTTGAAGGCGCGTGAGCCTGGTTGGGGCAGGCATGACGGCGTGTTCAGCTACCCACGCGAGATCAGACACTTCATGGGACTGCCCAACAACGCACGCATGGTCATCTTCCACGGGCAACGAAAGCCCTGGGACACCAGGTATTCACGTGACCGCCACTGGATCATGAAGCACTACAAATAGTAAAACTGTTAACATCTGGTTGCCCTACCGATCAACATAGGTATATAAACTCGGTTGACAGTTGAATTGAGGGCGCCCGAGTGGCTTGCTCCTGCGACACGAAAAAGGTTCAGGGACACAGTGTCCGCACCCAGCGAAAGCTACAGCCGGGTGAGGCCAAGCAAGACTTCTATGAGGGCCGGCCTGTTGTCAAGATCCCCGTGGTTATGGCCCGTTCCGATGTGGTCATGAACGATGCGCTACTTCCCCAAGAGGAGATGATCCCTGAGGCATGGGATGGTGTACCGGTAACCTGGGGCCATCCCAATGAGGCCGGTGATTTTG